TCGCGGCCAAGGTGCTGGAGCGGTCCGTAGTGGAACCAGTGGTACAGCGTCTTTTCCATCTCCTTGATCTTGACCTGGGCGGCGTAGGCGTCGAACGCCTCAACGGTGGCTGATTTGGAAAAGGTGAGCTTTTTGAAGAGCGGGGGCTTGGCCTGCTCGCCGTTCATCCACTCTTGCAGGTCACTGACGGCGCCGGCCCACTTGCCGAGCTGGCCAAAGACATCCTCGGCTTCTCGGCCAATCTCAACCGCCTTCTTCAGCCCGTTGAAGACGGCAGTCGCAGTCGCCAACAGACTGATTGGGTCTAGCATCTCACACCTTTAACACGAGCCCCAAGAGCAGCATGATGATCGCGCCCGCAGTGCCGATCAAGATATGCTCCAGCCGCTTGATGCGCAGGATCGTCTCTTTCCATCGTTCCGCGCACACCGCTTCATGCGTTGACAAGCGAGCCTCCACTTCGTTTGCTGATGCCATCGTTACCTCGCAAGGGCATTTTCAGGTTCTTGCTCAAATGTAAACATGTTTCTGGTTGTCTCCGCCGCTTGCGCCCCTACGGCAGTCGTAGCGCGGCCCGCACGGTCGGTAAAGGCTTTTCGAGCGGTCGCGCGCTGGCGCGCCTTTTCAATTGCGTCGATAGCCGCATCGGGATCTCGATACATAAACTCGGTCAACTGTGCAGCAACACGCTTGTTGACGCGGCCTTCCAGCCCCGCCCAAACCGATCGCGCAGTTGTAGCCGCTGTGTCGAAGTAGGGTGGCGGCTTAAAACCTGTCTCTTCTGCGGCTTCAGTCGCAACCTTGCCTGGTTTGGGCGCGGGCGCCTTGGTACCGATATCCGCCAACGCGCTAGTTTTTTGCGCCCGTGCAATGTCACGAGCAACCGTAGCCAACGAATCAAACTCAGTCGGCGACAATTTTGGCACAAAATCTTTTATTGTATTTTCCACATCAGCAAACGACGGCACACCTTTGAACTCCGTCTGAACTTTTCGGAGTTGTATGGCTTGCTCAGTCAGATCCACCATGTCTTGATAAACGCCTTTGCCGCCAAGCGCCTGCATGGCGGATGCTTTGTTGTCCGACAAGAATTTTAGCGCGTCCTGCGGGCGCCCATCGCTGATCTGACGCAACACGCGATCAGACGTCTCACGCGCCAACGCGCTTTTTGCGCCGTCATCCATGCGCTGTAGCGCAGCGCGCATACGCGAAGGCTCTTTCAACAAATTGGTTACAACATCTTGCGCAGTCTCGCCGCCAAACTGTGTTTTAAGCGCCGCCAAGTTGTCAAACCCTTTGGCAAGATTGGCGGCTTGCTGTTGCACTTGTTCAAGACGATTGCGGATGCTTACGCCGCCTTGCTCAAGGGTGTCTAGTTGACGCTCGTTGGTCTGTAAGAATTTGGCTACAGCGTCAGGCTTAACGCGCTGCGTTACTGGATCAACAACGGCCTTTCTAAACATGTCTTCAACACCCACTGCCATAGCCGCTCGGGCTTGCGGGTCGTTGCCAAATGTCGTGACGAACTGACGTGCGTTGGTTTCGTCGGCCAAGAATTTACCGACAGCATCTTCGGGCATCAGCCGTGTCTCGTTAAACGCCGACGGCTGCAACAGCCGCGCCGTCTCGCCGCTCTTAAAACGAGGCGCAAATTGCGTGCGGTACGTTTCTAACGCAGATGAGTAGAGACGCTTGGCGTCATCGGACAACGTGGTGCTAGACCCAATCGCATTATCGATGGCGCTATGAAGCTCCATCAAGTTGCGCGCCTCAGACGCTGACAGCGATGATGTACCGCGAGCGGCGTCGGTAACCTCTTGGTTGATGACCTTGCGAATAGCGTCAAGGTTCTCAAGTGTTGACGTAGCCGGACCTTCAGGAGCGGCGGGCGTCGTCATCATGCGCGATGAGATCCGCCCAGCTCCAACTGGCTGAGCCTCCGGCATTTTCGGGGCCAACTTCAGCAACGCGCGTACAATGGGCGGTGCAGTGCTAGGATCCCAAGCCGTCAATGGCTTACCAAGAATGTTCTCGGCGCTGGCAACAACATTGCTAACGTCGATTGGCGTATCGCCCGCTGCCTTAAACGCCGCGTCATACGCAGGTGCAACTACTTTTTGCCGAGTTTCAGTCTTCAGAGCTTGCGCTCGCGCAGATAGCTCTTCACCTGGCACAAGCGGTCCGGTCTTTTTCAGGCCGCTGGTCAACTGCTCGGCCAGTTTGTTAAGTTGAGTTTGCTCTGCGGCTAGCCGCTGTTGTAGCGAACTGCGCACTGCGTTCAACTCAGCAGTAGCCTCTGGCGTGACTGCCGCGCCTTGCTTGGCAAACTCATTTTCAATAGACGCTAATTCGTTTCTCAACGCAACGACGCGAGCTTTGTTGGCCTCAAATACTCTTTGTTCTTCCACCGGCAATTCTTGAAGCCGCCGCTCCATCGCTGCAAGCGCCGGCGTCTCGACGCCGCCCTCAACCGCGCGTTCGGCCAAAGTCGGCTTAAAGCCCGGCGTAGTCTTCATGCCGCGTGTTGCTCGCAGCGCGTTCGCCAATTCCTCGCCACCAGCTTTAACAAGCGCGTTGGCTGCGCCGATTGCCGGGTTAATAAATCGGTCGGCAATTGTGCGGCCAGCGCCTAACGTCAGTTGAGTTGCTGGGGACAGTACAGACCCAAGCACAGCGCCGGCCAAAGTGTCTTCTGGATTAACGATAGCTGCTGCCGTACCGCCGCCAACTGCGCCGCCGCCAACACGCGCCAACAGGTTTTGCACGCCAGTTAGCGCGCCGGGATTAAAACCAGACGAACTAATGGCAGGAGCGTAGGGCGCTAGGCCGGGAACGCGCGCAGCAATCGCACCAGCAGCGCGAGGCACAGGCAGCCCTGCGCCAATTTCAGCGGCTATTTGACCGCCCTTGTACGCTGCCGACCCAGGGTCAACACCCATTGTACGCGCAAGATAGGCGTCCATGTCTTCGCGATTAGGCGCGTTTGCCGCTCCCAACGCCCGCGCGGCTTGCGGCAATCCGATTGTGGCGGCTACAGACCCAAGGCCGCGCGTCACGCCACCTCGGATGTTGCGTTCTGTTTCAGCAAGCTCTTGCCGGGTTTGCTCGGGGATAAATGGAATTGCTGTAGCGACACCAACGCCCGCAACTTTACTCCCGCCTAGTTTGGATGCGTATGACGATAGCTCGCTATCAGATAGCGACCGATCTGACTCAATGTCATACGTTTTGCCGCCAACTTCTAGCGTGTATTTAGGCATTACGGCCTCTCAGTTACGAATACGCCAGGCTCAAGCTCCCGTCGTCCGCCGTCTTCTGCGGCAGCCGCTGTGCCGCGACGCACCCCTGACTTGCCAGAAGATTGAAACATTGGCGGCACTTCAAAACTTCTTCCTTGGTACTGTCGTTTAACTTGTTCGTTAGTTTCAACTATCTTAGTGCCTAGTTTTGCAGCTTCTTCAGCGGTTAGATACGCGCGCCGAGCAAACTCAGCCAAAGTTTTTGGATCGTTTGCAATATCAGCCGCTTTTGCTTTGACCAAAAAGTCCAAGTCTTTGTTAGTAAACCCGTTGCCCGTACCAAGATTTGACGCTTTGATTGCCTCAATCACAGTTTGTTTCAAGTCAGCTATGAGAGTTTCGGTAGCCGCAATCTGTTCCGACGGGCCTTTGCCCGTCACATTAAGCGCGCGCGCTAATTGCAACTTAAATTCAGACGCCGGGCCAACAAATGCTTTATTTTGATCAATTGCAGCCAACACATTGTTTGCGCGATTTGCAATAGACGGCGCTGTTTGGGCCACTTCTAGGTCTTTTACAACTTGTCTTCCTAAGCCAGTGCCAATGGCTTGGTTAAACGCAGATTCGCCGGGCGTTACCTGAACCAGTGGGCGGCGTTCTGGCGCTTTTAGTTGTTCGCCGTCCTGCATCAACGGCTCCGTTGCGCCGGTTCGCTTATTGACCTTAACCAATCCTTTATCAGTCTCTTGTATGGTAAAGCCAGGGTTATCGCGTTCAAACTTTGCTTTGTCCGCTGCCGTAACGGCTTGAGACACGGCCGCTTCAGCGCGCTGCCGCTCAAAAGGCAACTTAGCTGCTGCGGTCGCAGCTTGCGACGTAGCTGCTCGCGCGCGCTCTTGCGCCGCCTCAGCAGTCATTTGCGCATTCGCCAAGCTGCCTCGCTGATATGCCGTCATCGATGCATTCGCAAGTCGTTTGATCGTTGACCCATCGCCATAGGTTTGAAGCATGCGAAGATCATCTTCAGTCACGCCAGGAATGCGAGCAATCTGCGGACGCACGGCGTCAAGAGTTGACTGATCACTGACGCTTGACAGAAGCTGACCCATCAGACCTATGCGGTCTGTTTGCGCCTTGATTCGAGCTGCTTCAGCTTCTCGATTTGCTTTATCTAACTTAAGCTGCGTCTCGGCGTACTGCGCGCCCTTGGCCCCAAGCCCGCGCTGTTGCAATGCTGCGACGCGCTCTTCTAAGCTCATGCCGGGTTTAAAACCAGAAAGCACCGTTTCGTAGTCTTGCTCACGGCGTTGCTCACGCAGAGCGTTCTGGATCTGCATCTCACCCATGCGCTGCTGCTGGAGGGCGTTCTGGATCTGCGTGGCCTGCGCTTGCATCGCCAGCGGATCGGGCAGCTCAAGACCTTTGACCTGTAGCGCGAGTCCGGGTTGGATTGGCATGATGTGTCCTTAACCGATAACCGGAACGTAAACGGACGACCGAATATTATTCGCTAAGTTTTGCCCGGCACTATACCGCGCAAGTTGATTCATCGCGTTGGTGATGGCGTTGGCCGAGCCGATACTGCCAGCCGCTTGCGCCGCACCAATGTCGGTCGTCAGGTTGCCTGCTGTGGTAGCGTAGCTGCCTGCGTTTGCCGCTTGACCTGCTGCTGCCGCTTGGCCCGATGCCGTCAAACCTGCCAATGGGTTCAGCCTATTGGCGCGCTCGGTCTGGTAACGGTTGAAGGCGTTGGTGAACTCTTGCGTGCCCATCTCTTGACCGTAGCGCAGCAACGCCCTGCCGGTAGCGCCGGACAACAGACCGCCCTTCGCGGTGCGGCTGGCCTCTAGCGCCTTCATGCCTTCGCTTAGCCGGAACGCATAGCCTGGGTCTTGTTGGAAGTCTGACATGCCGAACGGACGCGCGAACTTGCCGTATTCAGACGCAGCGGTGTTGCCTGACAGCCCAAGCAGGTTGAGAAGCTGGTTCTGCGCCGTGATGCCGGCTGCGCGGTAGGGCTCTTGCAGCGCCTTCTGCTCGTTGAAAATCTTTTCCGCAAGCGCCCGCGCTTCGCGGGCAGACTCTGCTTGGATGTTTGCAGCGTCCGTGGCCGCGCGGGAGCCGGTGACAGCGCTCACCAGCGCAGACAATGGTACGCCGTAGTCTTTGGCAAGTTTGGCAAAGTCGCTAAGATTGAAGCCAGCGCCTGTGATGGCCGCAGCGTCGGCTCCACTGATAACGGCGCCCGTTACGGGGTCAAGAACGTCGCCCGCGCCGCCGTAGCCGCTGATAGTGCCGGCAGCACCAGCACCAGCACCAGCACCAGCACCAGCACCAGCACCAGCACCAGCCGCGCCCAATCCAGTGGCTGCATCAGCGCCGGTGAGCACCCCGCCGGTTGCGGTGTTCAACACATCACCAGCGCCACCGTAGCCTGCAAGGGTACCGGCACCTGCTCCAGTAGCTAGCGCGTTAGACGACCCAAGCAATCCTGCGCTGGCGTCCGCAGCAGCAAGATCCGCCATTGTCAAAGCATTTGCAGCCCCCACTGTCCCCGCAGCCGCAGGAACGCCCGCCCCTACGCCAAGCGCGTTGTAGGACTGCCCTAGCGACGCATCAATCATGTTCGCTGGGAAGTCCATCAAAATGTTCGGGCCACCCATCGTCGCCAGCGGCGAGGTGGCGACCGGGGACGCGGTGGCGGTTTCAGCCGCCGTTTTTGCCAAGCCAATGTTTTGGTTTACAAACCCAAGTTCCATTGGGTTAGTAGCCATCGTCAATTGCACCGCAGCGTCGTACTGACCGCTTGCGATCAAAGAGTCAACGATCGGCGCGGTAGAAACGCCTGCGGTAGACGCAATATGCGCCGCAGATGCTATGTTACCTTCAGCGGCCAACTGCGACGCAAGCATCGCTGGGTCTATGCCAGAGGGCAGCGCGGCGCCTGTGGCAGCAGCAAGCTCGGCGGCTGCGGAAGCGTCCCCCATAACCGCAAGCGCCTCTGCACCGTGAGCCGCAACCAAGTCAGCGGCTGCGGCTTCGGACACTGCTTCCCCTGCCGCAGTAGCAAAACCTCCCGCTTGGTAATACATCCCCAGCGCGGCAGCAGCAACTTTAACTACGTCCGGATGAACACCAAGCGGTCGCGCAATTGCTGACGCTACGTCGTCAACTATTCCGCCAACAGTCGTAACAAAGCCTTTGGCAAAATCTTCTAAATCTTTAAAAAAGCTCATTACGATATCTCCCTGCCGCTAACTCGTAAGCTCATAGACGCTGCAAGACTGCCAAGCGTTGAGATGGAATCGCCCAAGGTCAGGATGTGCCCTGCAATCTCAGGAAATGTGTACGCTTCGCCAGGCTGTAGCGACTTGCTCTGCACGACCAAGTTGCTGCTCGCCGCAGTCTGCCCCGCCGGTACGATGTTGACGCTGATCGTTCGGACCGCAGCGCTGTAGTTGATAGCGGTCATCTTGTCAATGATCGTAGCGGTGGTGGGCGCAGTGTACTGCGTTGTCTGCACCTGCTCAACTGCTTTGGATTCAACCAACGTCCTAGCGGTGATGGGCATGTCATAGCTCCGCTACGGCTTGCCAATGGATTGAGTAGTCGTTACCCGCCGTGACTGCGGTAGAGCCGGTAACCGCAAACGAGCCGTCGCCGATGTTTGCCGTAGCCGCAGTTGGGGTGGTGGTGTTTAACGACCAGTTAGCCGTAGCAGAATCCGGCGCGTAGGTGGTGATAGTGGGTGTAGCTCGCTTGGTCACCGCAAACTTTACTGCACTAGAAAATTTTTGGTTTACCACTTGGCCTGTTGCAAGCACTGCGCCTCGCACACCATTGGTTGCGCCAACCAAAGAAACTATGTTTTGAACAGGTTCATAGCTGTACGGAAACGATTTTTCGTAATAGCGTTGACAGAGCGTTAGCTCCATTCCAAACGGTCGATGCTCAAATGGCGTGGCAATACTGCCAACTTCTAGCTGCACACCAGTAATTGCAAAGACATTGCCGATTGTATCTAATACGTTCACTTGCGAAGAAGTACCGTACAACAGTGAAGATTGCCAACTCCCAGACGCGCCCTGCCAACTAGAGCCACAACACAACGTCCAGCCAACATTTACGCCAGAGCCGTTGGTCCAGTCCCAAGTACCGGCGGTAATCAGCCCGCCAATAACCGTAATCTGTTTGTATTCCCAAGTGTTTGCAACTAATACGTTGTATTCAGCAACATACGACCGATCAGTAGAGCCGGTAAAATCATTTTGAAAAGTGACGCAATGAACGCCGGTTTTAGCAGACCGCACCCAAAACGAAAGCGTAAAAGTTTTACCGACTAAATCACGCGCGGAATAGCCTTCAATTTTTTGCAACACCGACCATAGATCTGCTGCCGCTATAGTAGCGTCAGCCGTAGTTACCGTGCATCGCAAACTATATAAAAGTGTTGGCTCACTAGCCGGCGCATCTGCGCCTTGAGCTACGTCTAACACGGCAGGCGTAGATGCGATGCGTGTATATCGGTCAAGCGTGTATCCGTTTCCTGTTGAGCCTGACGCAACGCTAAATAAAACGCCGCGTTGCGCTACTTCCATCGACCCGTTGATGATCTTGTTGCGCAGACCCGCAAGCTGACCGCCGTTGTACGACTCGCCGACGATGGCGCCGCCCGTCACATTGCCGGTCAGGTTGCCAGTGACGTTGCCCGTCAGGTTGCCGGTGACGTCGCCCGTGATCGGACCGGTGATGGTAACGCCGCTGATTGTGCCGCCCGTGATGGTGACAGCGCTGGCGTTCTGCGTCGACATCGTACCTGGCGCGGTGATGTTGTCGACGGTGTACTGCGTGACGTTGCCTGCGTTAGCAAGTACAAACTTATACGCCGAACCAGCCGTCAAGAAGATGTCAGCGCGGCCTGCGGAGTCAAGAATGATTGGGTTAGTGTTGGGCGTTGAGCCCGCCGCCGTCGTGTAGGTTGTCAGCGGCGTGGTGGTCCCGGCGATGTAGGTGTACAGCTTGCCAGCCGTCAACGGATTGCCGTTGCCGTCCAGAAATTGAAACTTGAATACTGGTGCAATGGTAGCCATACAAGCCTCAAAGATTGTTTGTCACGGTCAAGATGACCGAGGGGATGCCCGGAACCGGCGCCGAAGCTGCCGCA